ATCTTTATACAATATAGAAAATCAATTGTCAAGAATATAATTAAACAATTTAATTCTTTATTAATTATAAATCCTTTATTCTCTTGATTATCTTTATACAATATAGAAAATCAATTGTCAAGAATAATCGGCATATTATTTTATATATACCCCAAAAAATTACCCCCACCCCCTATAAACAAAAGCACCTCCTAAAAAAATTTTCTTATAAAAAATCTCTATTATCTAAAATATTAACATTATTACTTCTAATTTTTTATAAAAAATTCTATTATAAGGAATTTGAGATTATTTCAAGATAATATATAGTTTTAAGATAAATATTTAAAAATAACAACAATAAAAATAATATTGGATTAAATTAATGAATAAATTTCTAGAATCTTTCATGGGATCTTTATTAAAAGAAGATGGTGGTTTTTATGATAGAAAGCCATTTAAAACAGATAAGTATAGAAAATCTAAAACTACAGAACCTTTAGAGCTTTCAACAGATGAAAAAGAAAGACTTTTAAAACAAACAAAAGAAGCTCAACTTCAAGATATTGCAAAGAAAGAAGCACATTTAGCTCGTAAGGAAGCTTTAACTCTTAAGAGTCAAAAATCTTTATCTCCTGAAGATAAAATTAAAGCTCAATATAGTATTAATCTAGCAAATCGTATAAAGGAAAAAAAGAGATTAGAAAAGGTAACTGGTAGCAAGAAAAGGTTAGAAGATATTGGTTGGGATTCTAAATTTACATTAGAAGAGGATTTTTGGGTTCCACAATATGATAATATTCCAGAATCTTTTAAAAAGGATCCATCGGAATTATTAAAAGATATTAAAGCATGGAATGATCTTAAACTTGAATTAAAAGAAAATGTAGCATTTTCATTAAATGAATTTAAAAGACTATTATTTAATATTGCTAAGAAAGCAAATAAATCTATATCCGATTCTGAGATAGACATCTTTATTGATGAATTAATTAATGACAAGAAAAGATTAATTCCAATTACTCCTAAAAAATATGATTCTGAAGTTGTAAGGGAAGAAATTACTATAGATACTGCTTCATATTTAGCTTGTGTTGATACTATTGTTGAATATGATTCATTAGCATATGGAAGAGGATTTGTAAGTCAAGAAACTTTAAAGAAACTAGATAAAGATTATTTTACAATAATTCCAGATTATTTAAGAAAATCGAAAGAGGACATTCTTAATATAATTGATGTTCAAGGTGCAAGAAAACCTGGAATACATGAAATCAATTTAAATATATTTAAAGCATATTACAATATTCTTACAGAAGATATTAAATCTTTAACACCTGAGATTAATAAATTTAATGAACCTTCATCTGGAGCATTAGCATCTAGAGATATTGGTGGAGATAATGTAGAGACTGCAATTGGGGTTGGGCAAAGTGAAAAGCCAAGATCAGTTGAATCTCAATTGAAGTCAGCTGGTTATGCTGGATATAAAGCTATGTTACAATCTCAAGCCAAAAGAACTATAATGCCTACGGCTGCATTAGCTATGGATTTATATTTAAGTTATTATAGAGATCATCAAAAAGATAATAGTATAACTTTAGTTGGGTATGATAAACGTCCTCCTTATATTCCTACTGAAGATAATATACTTCATGGTAAGGCTATTTTAAAATTTTGTATGGATACTTTATATAATAAAGATAAAAATAAAGTTATTCTTGATCCTAATTTAACTCATGAAAAAGTTAAAAATAATGCAGCTATGTTTTTTCGTAAGCCACAAAAAGGTGTTGATAGAGAGTATCGAATAGTAAATCAACCAGACACTTATATTTCTGGTGGAGATCAAGCTGAATATATGTATTCTATTAGAGAAGCTGTAAAGCCTACATTTAAAATTAATTCTAAAGTAGAAAGATGGATCGATGGAAAAGACAGTGGAATAGTAAAGAAACCTTTAGAAAACATGAATTTAATTGCATCTGCTATTGTACCTTACAATGCTTTTGAAGAAATATTAGCTGGAAATGAAGAATACCTTAAAGAAGAAGAAGATTTTAATAATATTTTTAAACAATATTACGATGCATTAAAAAATAATAAATCTGAACCTAAATCAGAACACATTTATAAAGTAAGTGATAAATGGATTGGAAGTAAAGAAACAAAAAAAGAACCTGCTACTGCTCCAATTGATTTAAAATTCCTTGGAAGTGGTACTCTTAAATTTCAAGAATTTTTATCATATAAGAAAGGTGATCATTATCTTTTTTCTGATAGTTCTAATAATTTATATATCTATAGAGACATTAATGGTTTTGGTGAAAAAGAATTTAAAACCGGCTTTCAACCATATAGTATTAAAGTATTAGAATGGAAAGATTATTTTTATAGAGATCCAGCAACAGAAAAACATGATACCGCTTTTCCTATACCTGTTACAAGAGTTTTAGTACATAAAGGACGAAGTATAAAATATATTAAAGATCAAGAATTGGAATTTATAAAGAAATATAACAAAGTCTTTATTGGTACTAAACGTGATCCTATTCAAAATTTATATATTTTTAAGGGTATTAATGAAAATACTAATAATTTTTATTTATATAAACTATCAAAGCATATTGAAAATATACCAGATTTTACTATTGGAGATAAAATAAAAATTAAAAGTGCTCATGCAACTGATGAATCTCCTATAACCAACCAAAAACATAATCCTTTATTTTCTGGTGAGAATAAGATTCCTAGAATTAAAGTAAAAATTAATCCTAAAACAGGGAAAAAAACTCCATACACGTATTATGTTTTAGATAAACAAAAAATAGAATTTCCAAAAGATGCTAAATTATTTGAAATTTCAAATATATCAAATTTTGGTGGATTTAAAGATTTAGCTATTCAAAATAAATTATCTCCAGAGAGAGTTGAAGAAATTAAAAAGGAAGATGAAGATATTAGACAACGTAAAGAAGAAAAAAAAGCATTAAAATATCAAGAAAAACATTTTCCTAAAGAAAAGAAAATAGAACCTATGACTATTGAAAGATTGGAAAATGTTTATAATAACACTAAAAAGTTAAATTTATTACCACAATTAAGTTATTATTTAACCGATAAAATGGATGATTTTTATACAGAAGAATTTAAAGGTTATAATGATTTACAAAATAAAGATTCTGATAAAGATAAGTTTTATAGTGTTGATAATATAATTATTCAATATGATGATAAAAAATTAGAAAGTTATCAAAAACGTCTTAAAAATAAACTTGAAAATGCTCCATTAAAAAGATTAAAAATTGAAAAAGAAGCAGAAGTTAAAGAAATTGAAGATTTTATAGAAAATCATAAAGATAATATAAAATTACTACAAAAGTATATTAAATATAGAATGTGGTTAGATGAAAGGTTTACTGATCAAACTGATATTAATAATTTAATAAAACTTATAAATTATAATACAAAACAAGAAGACAAAGAACCAACTACAGAATCATATTTAAACAAAACATTTAATGACACCATATTTAAATTTTTGAAAGAAAAATCAGAAGAAACTTTAGAAATTAAACAAAATAAAGGTTTTGATATTGCTATTCAAACTTTTTTAAAATAAAAGATTCTTATAATGACAATGGAATCCATAAGATATTTACGTAAAAACGACAACCAAAACGAGAGAGATAATATCAGCAATTGGTGGTATGAATTTATTTCTCAACGTGGAACGTTATGTAATTATTATGTAAATTCCATGTCATTATCTGGAATGGATCTTATCTATGGTGAACAACCTACTCATGTGTTTACTCCTTCTGCAGATATGATTATTCTTTCTGATCTTAATAATGATTCTGCATTATTACTTTCAAAATTTGGTATTCAATGTGATGCCGATTTAACCTGCGTTATTCATATTTCTGGATTTAGAGAAACCTTTGGAAAATATACTGATACTGCTGTGAGTCCATATTATGTTGGAGCATGGAGAGAACCTAATGCTGGTGATGTTATTAGATTATCAGAATATGGTTGGGATCGACCTGGAGCAAAGAGTGGAGCTTCTTGGGGTTATCCAGCTTCTTCTATTAAAACAGAGGATGATCATTTAATTCCTGGATCACACCCTGCATGGGAAGCATGGGCTCGTAATGGTCCACTATATGAAATAACTGAAAGAAGAGATGAGGATATTTCAAAAGGTGCTAATATATTACTTGGTCATTATGTTTGGATTATTAAATGTAAAAGATTTGATTACTCGTTTGAAAAAGGAATTGAACCAGAATTGGGAAGTTCTCAACCTTCAGATCCTACATTTTATGGAAAATTATCTGGTGGTTCTGAACCTGTTACTCCGCAAAAAATATACGATGATACTATTGAAAAGGAATCAAATAAGTTATTTAATTATCCAGATCCTGGAGATGGGAGAGCTAGGGATGATTCTGTATATGGTGGTTATGGTCGACCTGGATCTTAAACATAAAACACCTCTATGACGAATCATGGAAGTGTTTTATATACTTAACATCTAACTAATTAACAATTACATTCTTTTTTAATCTGTTTCATCAAGCCAGTAAAAATTTCAGTAGTTGCATCTACACCTAATTTTCTTTTAATATCTAGAAGTTTATCAATTTCAATTCTTAAACCAATTTCAAGAATAGGTTTCTTTGTGATTTTATCGAATAATTTACTTACTTTTGTTTTGATTATGTTCATTGTTTTCCTTTTGTTCCTTTGTTTATTTTCTTTTTTTCTTTTGAATTATTAACTAAAAAGTCTTTAACCGCTTTATCAACATCTATAGTTTCTGGAAGATCTATTCCTTTAGGAATTTCAATATCTATTTTAGCCATTTTAGGAGTAGATACTTGAGCAACAGTATATTGAATAATAACTAGATTATTTTCATTACAATGTGGGCATTGAAATCTATTTTCAATATTTAATGAAATAGGTACTACAACATCTTTTTTACAAAAACTACAAGTCAATTGAATTATTTGATTATTATTTTTTATTAATTCTAATTTTTGAAATTCAATAGAGGTTTTCTTATCCTTTATTTTTGAATATAAACCATATCCTACTGTTTGTACAGCAAAAGCTAGAATAAAACCTTTCCAAAACCCCCAATTTAATAAATAAAAAGAAAAACCTAGAAATGCTGATATTATAGATGTTGCTAATAAAGACAACAATACAACCGTTAAAAATATTAATTTATTATTCATATCTATTATTATAGTGAATTTTTTGTAAATGTTAACAAAAATTACATAACTAATTTACAAAGTTTTTGATATATTTGATCAACAATTAAACGAGCTCTAGAAGCTTCGTTTTTCAAGTGAATTACAAGTTTTTTCTCTTTAGATATCATAATCGTATTAGATTGAATAACTTGAGTTAATAAGGATTCTACTCCTTGTAATCTTCCATAAGCATATATTAATTCATCTGTGATTGTATCTAATGGAAAAGGAAGAATTTTAGGAGCTTTTGAATTAGCATCATCTAAAGATGCTATAAATTTTTGAGCATCTATTGGTTCTATTTTAGCTTGGTTATGTGGCAACTTAGCTTGAGTAGTTGTACTTGCATTTTTAGCTATCGTTGTACCCATTACAGGATTCGGCCATCCACCAAGGTTGGTTTCGAATAATTGTTGAAAATTCTTCATATTATTCTATTTTCTTAATACTAACTATACCACGTTTATAAACTCTACCACATCTACTACATGACCATACACATTCAGTTATAATTTCATTGCCAATGGTTGAATCCGATTCTCTTCCCATATTTATTGCTCCGCAACCTGAACATGAACAAGGTCTATTTTCTACAGTTTCGTCTATTCTTTCCATAATGAACTCCTTTCTTTTAATTATTTATCATAGAAACTAACAAAAAAGGTAAATATTTAAAATGAATAAAATAGTTCATAAAAAATCTAAAGGTCGAATTATTACAATTAAACGTCAAAAGATCCCTATTAAAAGTAAGGGATTTATTAAAAATATATTAAAGAAACTATTTAAAAAATGAATAAAAAATTTAAAGAGTTTTTTTATGAATCCACTGAACCTATTGAAGAAAGCATGAAAACTGCAGTTCAATCAATAGCAGCTGCAGCAATGCTTGGAGCTAATACACTTAGTGGTATAGGTGCTGCAAAAGAACCAAACAGAGATTTAAATAATAAAACTCAAATATCTTCTACAATAAAAACGGGAGTACAATTAAATGAAATTGATTGGGAAAAATTATTTAAATCTTTACAAGATATGGAAACATCTACATCTAAGATAATTAATGGAAAATATTTTGGTGATCAAGATGAACATGGAGTGTATAGAGCATATGGACCTTTACAAATATGGAATATTATTGTAGATGATGTTAATCAGATTTATCAAACGAATTATACCCATGAAGATGCACATAATTTAGTTAAAGCAAAAGATATATGTAAAAAATATCTTATTAATTATATTAAAGAAGCTCAAAGAAATTTAAAAAGACCATTAACATATCAAGAAATTGGTATGCTTTGGAATGGTGGCCCTAATGGTTATAAAAGTACAAAACCAAATAGACTTGATTATGGTGAAAGATTTCAAAATTTAATGATGGCAGACAAAGATGGGTTTATTTAGTTTCCTAGATATTAAACCTATTAAAAAATAAGTGTTTTTAATTTAAACAATAAATGAAAGGAAGTCGATATGAATAATTATAACTCTAATACTATTGGTGATCCTAGAGATGACAGAGATGATAGACAACCCTATCAACGTCAAAATTCAAATAATAGATATCAAAATAATAAACCATTTAATCATAATAAATTTAATTCTACAAAACCTTTTAATCCAAACACAATTAATGAATTAAGAGATAAATTTATTAAAATAACTTGGAAAGATGAAGAAATTATTGATTGGAATTGTTTTAAAGTATTAAATACTTATTATGCGTATGGAGATGGATGGGTGAAATTATTAGTAATTGACAATGGTAATAATACTGAAAAAGAAGATATTCCGCAAGAATTATTAGAGAATCCTATATTTATACGAATTGATGATATTAAATATTTTATGATAATAACAGAAAAATGATTTATTTATGATTTTTTAGGATAAATAATTACAGATAATTAAAATATATAAATACAGTTAACTATAAGGGGAAACTTATGAAATTTGATGAGATGTTTAATAAAATAATGAATAAGTATGAACAAGTTGTAAATGAAGATTCCGAAGACATATTTGATCCAGATTCTTCTGGAGAAGATGTTCAAATAGACCCTATGGAAGAAACCGATAATCCAAAAGTTATTAATGATTTAGAAGCAGCTCTTAATAAAACTAATCTTCCAGGTGGATTTTCCGAAAATGAAGGCGAAGTAAACAAAAAAATAAATACTGCGTTTGAAAAAATTCAAACTTCTTCAGATGATAAAAAGAAAGCTATTCAAATTAGTATGTTAACTTCTTTAATTAAACAAAGTGAAAGCGATATTGTAAATTATAATAAATTATATAATGATGCCGTTAAAGATCAAAATCCAGAAGGTCTTGCGAGATCTAATGAAATTTTACAAAATGAAATTGCAAAATTAAATGGTTATAAAAATGAACTTAATGTTCTAAAGCCAAAAAAAGTTAAAAGTGAACCTGTTTCAGATACTTCTAAATCCGATGAATCAGAAAAATCAGACGAATCAGAAAAGGATGAAGATAAAGAATCAAAAGAAGAAACTGAAAAAGAAGATAAATCTGAAAAGAAAGAAGAAAAAGTAGAAGATAAAGAGACTAAAAAGGAATCTGTCGAATCTACTGGTAATGTTTTAACAGAAGCAAAAAAGCCTATGGGAACAGAATTTTATTTAACTGAATTAAAATAACGATAAATATTTAAAAAGGAATAAATATATGAATAATGGAAATGATATTGTTACAGAAATCGCAAACATCTATCAGAATGAAGTTCTTACTGAAAAAGTAAAAGCTAATAAAAGTTTTGAAGGTGCTGAAAAGTTAACTAAAACAAATGTTAAAAATCCAGTTTCGAAAGCAAAATGTGTGGATGCAACTACAAGCACCGCAAAAGATAAAAAAACAATAAAAGAAAATACGGAGGATAAAGGTATGGCTAATGAATCAAAATTTGATCAGTTATTTAATAAAGCAAAGGCTTCAATTTTAAATGAAGAAGATGCACCTATTGTTTCTGAAGATCCAGATGCAGTTGTTAATTCTATGGATGATACAGATAATGACGTTCCTGCTACTGAAGAAGCTGTTGAAGGTGAAGAAGATGAAATAGATATTGCTGATGCATTGCAAGAAATTATGGATCGTCTTGGTGAAATAGTTGGCGAACTTCGTGGCGAAGAAGAAGCTGAAGAAGCTGTTGAAGGTGAAGAAATGCCTATAGAAGATGAAACTTCTGCAATAGCTGATGAAGGTTCAATTGGCGAAGCTGTAAGTAATCCTACACCTCGTCCTGCCGGTGATAAAGGTAAAAAATTAATGACTAAAGCTAATAAAGTTGGTAGTGTTAAACAAGCTGGTGGTAAAGCTAAAGTTCCTGGAATGAAACCATATAGTCAAAAGACTGCTGGAAATAAACATAAAAGTCTTCAAAGTAAATGTCAGAAAGTAAAATCTGCTACAGGTACTTGGGGTAAATAAGCTAAATAAATAGATAATAAAAAGACCTAGGATTTATTTCTTAGGTCTTTTTTGTTTCTATATTAGTTAAGAAATTAAATGATCATATAACGGTGAAACTTTACTATTATTAAGTGTTTCTATAGCATAACCATTATCTTGATCTGTTTCTAGTTTAACACATTGTCTATACCAAATAATAACATCTGGATTAATTGTATTACAAATAAGTTTAATTATATTATCGTAATATTTTACTTGAGAATTCCATGGTTCCGATCCACATTCAGTAATATAAATTTTCTTAGGATAACCTTTTTTTGTAGCTTCGTCATTCCATTTTTTAATATTATCTGATAAGTCAACTAATTGAAGTTTTTTACCTAAAGAATCTCCATATAAATGTACAGCAGCAATATCAGCTACAGTATATAATATTAATTGTTTTAAAATTTCAATATTAGAAACTTTATTCCAAACATCCCAAGTTTTTTTATCCATACAGTTATAAGGACCCATAGTAATAACTTTAGATCCAGAAATATTTTGATGTATCCAATCAGCATATTGATTTGTTTTATCTAACAATTCTTTTAAATTTTGTATTTTTTCTCCAGGATATAAATCTATCATATGTGGAAGTTCATTAAATAGTTGAATATATTTAATATATGGAGCTTGTGTTTTTATTGTGTTAAGTCTATTCATTATAGATGTATTACTTTCATATGCATCTAATAGAGCTATTACTTCAATTCCTCTGGAATAAGCTAATCTAGATGCTGTTAAAAAGGAAGTTATAGAAGTACTTTGAAGTGGCATACGAATAAATGGGGTACTTCCTTTACCAAATAACATTATAATTGATGTGTATTGATTTGAATTTATATACTCATTTGAAAATAAATTTGATCCATCGAGTCTTGATTCTTTTTTTCCAAACCATTCTGCGGATAATAATTTAAGAATATTACACATATTTATATCCTAATTAAGGTTGAGCATTGTCTAATACTAAATTAAAAAACAATTGAGAATAACTAAAATTAAATGAACATTCGGCTTCTTCTGGTAACCTATAATTATAACTAACATCACTTAGGAATGTTGGAAAACAATTAGAATATTCCCATTTAGCAATTTTTTTATGAAACTCATCTAATGCATATACTGTTATATTACTTTGATAATCTAGATATTTTTCAAATCTAATTTCTGGTTTAGATGTTTTTTCAAAATAAGCAGCCATTCCAGAATTCTTTGGATCATTAATAATTTCAAGCCATTTCCATAATACAAGATAATTACCATAAAGATTATCAATAGTAAAATTAACTTGCATTGGACTATAGGCGTTCCTTTTTTGTGAAGTTATATTATAAACTTGCCCTTGTTGTCCTAACGGAATTGCATCTATAGATATCGATGGACTAGGTGCAGAAAATATAGAAAATTGTAATTGATCTAAATTAATAAATCCACTTTCTTTAAGGTTATTAACTTGAAGATCTTTAAGGCATTTTGGAAGATTTAAGACAAGTAAAAATTTATCTTTTAATGCTTTATTAAATAGGGATTGTTGTATTAAGTCCATTGATCTAGTTAAAGCCATAATAATATTCCTTTTAAATATTTACCCATTAAAACAAAAAAGGCTACCTTTTGAGTAGCCCTTTTGTTTTAATTTATCGACAATATATTGACTATAGTTCACTTAAAGGAACACCTTTGTCTCCTTTTCCATATCCTAAAGTCCACTTTCTAATTCCTTCTGCAAGACGGTCAGCTTCAGACCATGTATCTCCAATATTCCATGTTGCTATATTAGATAGGTTAGAATATATATCATAAGCAGATACTCTAATTACCCAAGAATCTGCACTTGTATCTGGTGTATATGAATGGTCTACCGACATACCAGCAGCAGCACTTGTGATACCATCACCAAAATCCCAATCAGTAGCTGCTGTATCAACTGCCCATGTTCCAGCAGTTGTTGCAACAACAAACGATGCTGTAAATGGTTCATCTGCTGATAATGTATTACAGCTTAATGATGCTGTAGGAACTGTTGGTAATGCAAAATCACATCTATCTATTGCTGTTACTATATCATTTAATGCATTAGCCCAACATGTAACTACAAAGGTTTTAGTACCTATTGATGTAACGCTTAATGTTCCTGCAGATAATTCAGTTGAACCAGAAGCAATTGCCAAAGATGTTCGAGAACCTTCTACATCATTTTGACTCCAGTTATATGAAGATAGGGCAATATCTGATGTGTTCGATATTCTTCCATATGCTAATATAGCCGGAGTAGCTGCTATTGTATGAAAATAATTACTTGCAGGAATAACAGCTGCACTAATTACTTGAGATTCGATATTTACAGATTTAGTTGACATATTTCCATAAATATCATATCCACTCATAATTAATGGATGTGTAGTATTTACTGAAGGTTGAGGAATTAAAATCCCCATTGCACTTGTATTATATGTTTCTGAACCATCTAAACTCCAATCTGTGGCAGATAAATCAAGATCCCATGTTCCTGCAGTAGCAGCAGTATAAACAGTTCTTGTAAATATACCAACTCCAGTTAAAGAATTAGGAGCAATTGTGATATTTACCGTTGGAGCTGTTGGAGCAGAAAGACCAATATATCCAGAAACTATGGATACATCGGATGTTCCGCTACCATATCCTGTTAATGAATATGTATGAGTTCCAACTGATTGCCAAGTAGAGGTAAAGTAATTGGTTTCCAATGGAGGAATATCATGAACAGTTAATCCAGCTGGATTACCATCTGTACTATATTCATATGCTGATAGAGTTACATTAGTTGTATTAACATAATAAAAAGCCCCAACGTATGATGGGTTTAATATAGTATTAAAAACAGCAAATATCGGATCTGCTAATCCGCTAATACTTTGACTAACTAATGTTTTTGATACAATTCCTTTATTTCCATAAATATCATATCCACTCATTCCGACTACATATGTAGAGCCCGATAAAAACCCCATATTTGAAATGGCAGATACATTTGGATATTCGGTATCATTAATTCTCCAATCAGTTACAGTAGGATCAACTGCCCACGATCCTGCAGTCGATGCAAGCACTAATGTTCTTGTAAATGCATCTAATCCAGTTAATGAATTAGGACTTACTGTAAAATCAATTGTTGGATTAGTAGCAGCAAGCCACTGACCAGTTGTTGATCCTGTATATAGACTGCCTCCGCCATCTGAAAATCCAGATACGCTAAAAGTATATACTGTATCAACAGTAATTGATGGATTTCCAAGAACAGCACCAGTATTTTGTGCAACCGAGCTAACTACACTTGATTGAAGAGCTCCATTAATATCCCAATCTAATGAAGATAATGTTAAAGCCTCAGTATTAAAACAACTTAATAGTGGTGTTTCTGCTGAATAAGGACTAGACGCTTCGTGAAAAATTCCACCTGTTGGTGCTAATGCTACAATTAATTCGTTTGCCATAATTTATTCTCCTTTTAAATTCATATGAGCTTTTTAAATATTTATCATTTTTTTTCTAAATAACTTGAATTATCTTAAAAAAGTCCATCCAGTTTCGACTAATTCGCTTATATCTAAGTCTTTTGCTGTTTCATTACCAGCACCCATAAATATAGGCATTGCATTATCTGAATAGGGTGAAGATATTGGTAGTTTAGTAAATTCTACTGATTCAAATGATATTCTATTAATTTTTTTAGGTTTTCCTCTATCATCTAATTCTTCTACTTCGTAATAAGCTCTACATAATTCAGTATCTAACATTAATAAACTCCAAATAAAAGACATAACTCTATCATCAAATAAATCTTCAGATCTCTTTTTCCATAATCCATTAGGAAATCTAATAAAAGATTCCAATTCTTTTACAAGGTTTGCATCATATATTGATACAATTTTTAATGTATTAACCCAATATCTCATATTCATCACACCTGTAAATTTAGTATTTGTGTGTGAATAAATACCTAATCGTTCTTTTTCAGAATTAGTTCCATAAGTAACAATATTAACATAATGATGTGTGTTTACTAAAGCATCTACAACTTGGCCACCGCATGAGTTTTTTTCAATTAATAAAGGTGGTTTTCCCCATTGGTTAGCTATATCAGAAACAATTTTTGCAAAATGATATGGTTCTATTTTATTATTTGCATATTGAGCAGCTACATCAATATTTGTTAAATCTGTAATATCTGTTACAGTAATACTTGAATTTGTTTTTCCTATACCTTCTCCAACATCAACACCTATACTATATATGTGTGTTGGTTCCGGATCTTTCCATATTTTATAACAACCATCCAGTAAAATATATTTTGGATCTTTACATTGTTCTCTTAATTTTTGAAGAACATCTTGATCAATTGTTGAATCTTCTGAGGACATAAAATGATTACCAAATTCTTGATCAAAATTACTTTCACTACCAAGAGTTTTTAACATTGATTGTTTCCATTTTTCATCTCTTCCTGGTTTATCCCACCAATCCATTCTTTCTGCATGCCATTCAGAATTTTTATCAGTAGTAGCCTGATGATATATTTCATAAAATTTATTACTGGTTCCATTTGGGGTTGATACTAAAAATATCTTTGATTTTTTCGAAGCTGAAATTGTAGGAATTGTTGATCTCCAAAAATCTTCTATTAAATTAGAATCAATACTTGCACATTCTTCGATTAATAAAGTTGATACTGTTTCTCCTCTAGCTGCACTTGAAGTTGTTGTGCTAACAATAATACGACTATCATTTCCTAAAATTACTTCAGTTTTTCCATATTCTTTAACTGGTGGTTTAAGCCAATTTGGAAGAAGTTCATAAGCTAATCTAATTCTTCGTAAAATTGATATTGCTGTTGCTTCTTTATTCGCTACAATTAAAACTGTTTGATCCGGTTGAAAACAAATATTCCATAATGCATATATACATAATAATGTAGTTTTTCCTGATTGTCTAGCTGAAAGAAAAACTACGAATCTATTATCTGTTAATGCCTTTAAAACTCGTTTTTGAGCCTTATAAAGATGTATAATATCTTTTCCATCTTCAGTTACTATAGTAAAATAATGATTAGCAAAATATTCTATACTATTAGCACACTTAGTTAATTCTTTAATTTCTTTTGCTGTATATTCAAATGTAGTACTTGGAGTTGGTAGATTACGATTACCTAAATAAAAAGAATTATTTGTCATTTCTACTCTTTAATTATATTTCTGATGGGAGTAAAGATTTTGTGTTTTCTTTTGTAGAAAACGAAGTTCTTCTTGATTTTCTTTTAAATCTAGGACTTTTAATTAAAAAATATTGTCCTTTAGAATTTCTTATCAAAACAATACCAGTAGTACTTAAATGTTTTTGAGGTTTGTCAGGATCAGGAAGATACATTCTATATTTTCTTGCTATATTAATAGCATCTATTGGAGAAATTGGCCAAATACCTTGATATGATTTTTTTGCCACATTAACAGGATTTGGCATTGGAATATTACTTGTTGATAAATGTCTTTTATCTGATTTTGAAACTTGTGATAAAGTTTTACGAGCCAATCCCCTATTCATCTTTAAATAATGAGGTTTATGCATCTTTATCTTTTTAAATTTGAATTTTTTTAATAAATTGGATTCTTGTAAGATGTCATAAAATGTATCAAATAATTTATTCATAATTTTAATTAATATTCTCCATATTAAATATTTACCCTTTTAACAACATAAATTCAAAAAAAACAACTAATTCCATTTTTTTTAGATAAATATTTAAAAAGAAAGATTCTATAAGGAATACTTATAAAAGATAATAAGGAGATAATATTATGGCAACACGCACAATAGAAAGTCCTGGCGTAGAAATAAATGAACTAGATTTATCACAAGTAAGCAATTTACCAGTTGGTACAAATACATATGTAATGGGTTTTGCAAATGAAGGTCCTACATATGAATTAATCAACGTTTCTAGTGTATCTGAACAGGAAAGAATTTTCGGTGTTCCTACTAATGCTTCTGAAAGATATTTCTACAATACTTGTAAAGATGTTCTTCAAGCGAATGGTAATTTATTGACATGTCGTTTACCTTATGGTGAAGGTCTTGGGTTAGGTTCGGATTATAGTGCATTGCTTTATCCAGTATTTGGTGTTCCTACAGCTTCTGCAACTTCTCAGACCTTATTAAGTCAATGTTCTTCATATTATTTTGGTCAACCAGTTCATGTAACTTTAACACAGACTCAATATAATGAATGGCTTGCTGGTAATGTTGGTAGTAATCCTTCAAATTGGACAACTGGAGCAACAACAATTGCTGATGCTGCAACTGGAATTTCTACTTTGGATGATGCAAATAAAGCAGGTATGATTGTTTTGAATTCTGCTAAGACTTCTGTTAATCAATATTATGAAGGTTATTATGTTGCTTTTGCCGATAATACTCGATTTGATGGTATTGTTTATGATTATGTTCAAAAAGTAGATTCTATCGGTCCTACTACAACTTCTACAAATTGGGTTAATTTAACTGATGCTACTTTATCATTTACATTAACTGGTACACAATTAACTCGTGGTAGTATTTCAGAAACTGTAGAATTTATACCAAATTATGATTTTGGTGATGTAGAATATAATGATTCGCTTATTTTTGCATTATTCAAATTACGTAAGAGTGCTTATGCTACTGATCAGAAAATAAGTTTTATTCTTCAAGAAACGTATACAGGTTCTCTTGATTCTAATAAAACAAGAGTTGGTCTTGGTGGTGGATTAGAAACTGCGTATATTGAAAATAAAGTAAATAATAATTCTCAATACGTTAAACTGTTAGTTAACCCAGCTATTTCAAAAATAAATGGATCTTGGGAAGGTAAAGGTAAAATTGCAAGATTATACAGTCGTGCTTATACAGATAGTTCATCTGTTTCCTCTGCTGGTATTCCTGCTGTAGGATCATATGATCTTACTCAAATGAATCCTTATAATAAAGAAACTGTATATATTACAACTCCTGCTAGTGCTGCTGCTGGTGGAACAGATGCATTATATATGAATCTTTCTGCTGGTGCTTATACACTAACTGTAAACTTCAGTGCTAATAGTTTAGATTTAACATGTTCAGCCTGGGAATGGGATTTTGGTGATGGTTATGGATATGACTTAGATCGTACTAATGAAACAGTTACTCATGCTTATACTGGTTATACAGAAATAGATAACACATTAAATGTTACTTTAACTGGTGAATTAGACGGACAAGCAGGTAGTTATATATTATCCGCATTTAGAATGACTATACTTCCTCTTGTTTCAAGTTATGGTCCATTCACATATTCGGATATTGCTGTTGCAACTGGTACATATCAAACTAGCGATTTAACAACTTCAAAGAGAATTGGTTGTTATGTTGGTTCAACTGGAACGGCTGCTGGAGCTGCTGATCAAAGTATGATTAAGAAAGTTGAAAGAGCTTTAACTCTTGCAGAAAACACAGAACAAACTCCTATTGATGTGGTTTGTGATGCTGGTTTATCAACTATCTGGGCGGCTACTCGAAATACAACAAGTTGTGCAACTTCAGCATCTATCTATTATGATAGTTATAGTGATTCTTTAGCAATTGATACTGCTAAATTAACAGAATTACAAGATGATGAAACTGGTTCTTCAAGCACTCTTGCTTCAGATTTCAAAACCGTTTTGAATATCTTACAGCAATTTGTAGGAAGTACTCGTAAGGATTGTATTCTTATAGCAGATCCATTAAGACAAGTGTTCGTTCAAGGTTCAAATAGTTTAACACTAACTGATCCTGAAAAGAACTTCACTCAACATATTTTGACTCCTTTAAAGAATCTTTTTGGTGCTTCTAATTCAAACTATGTCGCAACATATGGTAACTGGGCTAAAGTCTATGATTCTAATTCAGATCTATATGTATGGTTGCCTATGTCTGGTAATGTGGCTAATATTATAACTAATGTTGATCGCACTAGATATCCTTGGATTGCTCCTGCTGGATTAAATCAAGGTGTTGTTAGTAACATCGTTGATCTTGCTGTTAATCCAAACCAGAAACAACGTGATTTAATGTATAGAAATGGATTAAATCCAGTTGTATTTTTCCCAGGTGATGGATATGTAATTTGGGGTCAAAAGACACTTCAAAAGAAACAGTCTGCATTTGATAGAATTAATGTTCGAAGATTGTTCTTGGCTTTGGAAAAATCTACTATGTCAGCCATGAGATACTTTGTATTTGAACCTAATACAGTGTTTACAAGAACACGAGTGTTGAATACATTGAAACCTTTATTTGAAGTAGCTAAAAATAATGAAGGTGTTTATGATTATCTATTAGTTTGTGATGAAAGAAATAACACACCTAATGTGATAGATAACAACGAACTTGTGATAGATATTTATCTTAAACCTGTTCGTGCTGCTGAATTCATTAGAGTGAATTTTATAGCTACTAGAACTGATCAAAACTTCCAAGAATTGATTGGTGGATAATTAAGAATAAGAGATATTTAAAAAGAAGTTGGGTTTAACCGCTCAACTTCTTTTTTGTTACACCTTATCATATTCGCAGGTTTTCTCGTTATACATTTCCCAATATAAACTATAACAATATCTAATTTGGCATTTAGAACATATATAACAAATAGTTCCTCCACCTTCTGCTACTTTATGAATCGGAGAGTTACATTTAATACAAATGTTTTTATCTAGTTTTTTATTTTTCTTTTTCATATTATATATCCTAAAAAGTCTGGATACCGTTTTAAAAATCTTTTTATTTGTATTATTGAACAAAATTTTAAAACTTTTCCTAGAAATTCAAAACTCCAATTAGGATTCCAATCTGGGAAATCTTTAGAATTCATAAAATGTTGATAATACAGATGCGAAATAAAAGGTTTATTTAAATTAACATGAACTATTTCTTTTTCATAATCAATGTCTAAAAATATATTATTAAGCGATTCTATATGAGATTTTTTCATTTGCAAAATTTACTTTATATGAAATATTCTAAGAACTTGTTGTTTTCCTGTAGTACAGCTATTAAAACATCTGAAGGAATTTCATGCCAAAGCATATAATAATTTATACTTTTTAATAGATTTATCTTTATATAATTCACTATTAACGGTTTTTACCATACTTTTTATTTTTTTGACTAATATCCTACGATAGTTTCTGTTTGTCATTTTTAATTTCTTTCCATTTATTAAACAACGTAATATTATTTGCTTGATTTTGTTGAACAATTACATCTAATTCTTCGGATGTTCTAATATATTCTTGTTTTGCTTTTAATGACATTTTATAGATTATAAAATCTACATTCCAAGGTGCATAATTTGGTGAACCATCTACTCCTACATCCATTCTTTTAATATCATCTCTTTCTTCTAATCGCCCATGTGAGTGACCATGAGCATTTATACTTCCATAATGGCTGCGTTCCCAAACTAGCATTGCACAATGAGTCATTACAAAAGGAGTTTTATTTAAAGTTCTGACTAACATTCCTTCATGATATTCGGTAAATAATCTAATAGAGTCGTGATTCATTTTGTCGTGTGAACCGATCACAAGGACTTTTTTGCCACGTAATGCTCCTATATAATGATTATGATTACGCCAAGCAAAATCACCTAGAATGTACGTTGTGTCGTGTTTTCCGACAGTTTTATTCCATTGATCGATAATAAATTGATCATGTTCTTCAATACAAGAAAAAGGTCTTTTGGCGTGGTGTATTATCCCACCAAATCCTTGTTTATTTGCAGAATGACCGAGATGTAAATCAGAAGTTAGAAATATTTCGTTCATTTGTTATTTATCAAATTATTATAATTTTTAACAATATTTAATAAATCTTTATTTTTATATCCAAAATCCTTTACAATTTTTAAAAATTCTTTATCTTTTAAAAGGTTTTTTCTAGCGATAAAATGTATTGGATATTTATTAGAAAAATCAATAGTACAACTAAAATATATCATATATATATTAAATTGCTTACTATTTCGTTTTAAAGCCGTTAATAAGGCCCATTTATTTGCCTCCATTTCTGCATCTATCCAAAGATTGTTTATATTATTTCTTAATTTTAAATTTTGTGTTGTGCAAATATGCCCACATTCATGATAAACAAATTCTTTAAAAATATTATATGAATCATTATATTTAATAATGTCTTTTGTGAATGCTGTTCCTATTGGAAATTTTAAAGATGAATCTTTAATAACAGCAACATCTTTTCCAGTTAATTCTTTGGATATATCTGTTATTGTTTTTTCTAAAGCATTCTTATGAATCAATTCAAAAATAATTCCAAATAGTTAAAAATTTATTCATTTATTACTATTATAGTGAATTTTTAGGAAATATTAACTATTATTTTAATATAAAATATCAAGAAATGTTGATAAAAATTAGGAATTTGGAGTAAATAATTACAAGAGTTGGTCCTTTAGATAACGTTAAATAAAATAAAAAAAAAAAGAATAATATGAATAACAAATTCACAAAAACATGTTTATTGTGTTCTATGAAATATTCGACTCAACAAGCACTTTCGCTTCATATAAACAGATCACATAAAATATCTTTTAAATATTATTATGATAAATTTCTTAAAAAAGAAGACGACGGAATATGTAAAACTTGTAATAAAGAAACACGGTTTTCTCTTGGAAAGTATAGATTATTTTGTTCTACAAAATGCTCAACAAATAATCCAGAAATAAGAAAGAAAATACAAGAAACCTCGATGGAACGATATGGAACTATAAACCCATGTAAAAATAAAGAAATTAGAGAGAAACTTGTTAAAAGTCAATCTTTATTAGATTTTAAACCTATTACAGCCAAAAGAAAAAAAACTTGTTTAAAAAGATATGGAGTTGATAATCCATCTAAATCTAAAGAAATAATCGCAAAAATAGAATCTATACATCGAAAAAATTGGGGGTGTAAATCTTCTGCACAACATCCATTAGTTATAGAAAAAAGAAAAAAAACTTGTTTAAAAAGATATGGAGTTGATTGTTATCTTAAAACTCCTGAAGTTTTAGAAAAAAGAAAAAAAACTTGTTTAAAAAGATATGGTTGTGAACATGCATCTCAAAATAAAGAAATTAAAGAAAAGACATTAATATCACATAAAAATTATATTTATAATTCATTTAAGAAATTTCAAGATAGAATAATTCCGATGTTTACAATTGAAGAATTTACTGGTTGTGGGTATGATAAAGATTATAAATGGAAATGTGTTAAATGTGGAAAAGTGTTCCAATGTAATTATGCTGATGGCAGAATTCCAAGATGTTATACTTGTTATCCTAAATTACATGCTTTAGAAGAAAATAAATTGTTTTATTTTATTAGCAGTTTAGGTGTCACCATTGATAGAAATAGAAGAAATTTAAAAGGAAAAGAATTGGATGTTTATATTCCTGAGAAGAAAATTGCTATAGAATATGATGGGATATATTGGCATGGAGAAACAGTTAGCGGAAAGGATTCAACATATCATTTAAATAAAACTATTGAATGTGAAAAGAAAGGTATTAAACTAATACATATATTTGAAGATGAATGGTTAAATAAAAAAGAAATTGTAAAATCTAGATTAAAACATATTTTAAATAAAATAAAATATTCAATTGGAGCTCGTCAATGTACAATAAATATAATATCAATAGATTTAAAGAATAAATTCCTTAATAAATATCATCTACAGGGTGAAGATAAAAGTGCTATACATTTAGGAGCATTTTATAAAAATCGTTTAGTTGCTGTTATGACTTTTAGTAAATTAAGAAAAGCTCTTGGACAAAATGATATTAAAAACAGTTGGGAATTGTCTAGGTTTGCTACTATTAAAAATTTCACTATTACAGGAATTGCTAATAAAATATTATCACATTTTGAGAAAACTTATAAACCAACATATATTATAAGTTATGCTGATAGAAGATGGAGTAAAGGTAATTTATATTATAAATTAGGATTTAAAATGGATCATATATCTAATCCAAGTTATTGGTATTTAAAAGCTGGTATTATAAAAAGAATACACAGGTTTAATTTTAGAAAGAATGTGTTAAAAGATAAACTTGATGTTTTTGATCCGACGAAAACCGAATGGGAAAATATGCAAAACAATAAATATGATAGAATTTGGGATTGTGGAAACTATGTATTTATTAAAACATATTAGATTAATATGATAAATATTTAAAAGAATGATATACTTTAGGATAAATATTTAAAAGATAAAGTTGACTAATAAGGAGAATTTATTATGGCAGATAAACATGGTATACAAGATTTTTACGCGGTTGCTCAAGAAAGAGAATTTGCAAGAGATTTTCAATTCAAAGTAACATCACTTGGTCCGTTTACAGAGAAAGACTTAATTTATATTACAACTGCAACTCTTCCTGGTAAGGAAATTACTAATCAAACAGCAACTTATATGGGCTTGCCGTTTAATATTCCAGGTGCTGTTGTTTATACTGGTTCAAATGCCTGGTCTGTTAACTTTCGTTGCGATGAAGCATTAAACATTCGTAATCGTATGGAAGCTTGGATGACCGAAATTTTTGATGCTGTAGGTGGAACTGGTGGTACTGGAAAATATGGTGTTCCTATTCAAATTGCTACTATGGATTTATTAGGAAAATCGTTTGAAACTCTTAGAAAATATTCATTTGTTGGCTTATATCCACAAACTCTTGGTCCACAAGAATATAATATTGAAGGTGCTGGTGCTGTATTAACATTTCCTGCCACATTTGCATATCAATACTGGATTCAGGGATCATAATATATAATTAAAATCGTCTGGTTTATTAAATAGTTACAGGAGAGTTCTCTTGTAACTATTTTTATTTTAAGGGTAAATATGCCAAATACATATCCAGATGAGCCGTTTATTCAGAATTTCTATGAAAAGATTGTTTTAGGTAGGAATAATTTTCCTGCTTTAAAGCCGTTTTGGTATATTGAATTTGAAATTCCTAATATATTAAAGGATAATTATAAAAATTTTAGATCTAAAATTGATATTGTAAGTGATCCAACAATGTGGGATATAAATGCTTCTTATCAATTTAATGTAGATAATATATCAAAAGTTCGTTATTTAATCCAAGGTGTTACTGTTCCTGGTGATGGAATGGAAAATGATTTTTCTTCAACACCTATAACTTCTAGTTATATTAAAGGTAGAATAGGAAATGGTAGAAAAAATTTCAACGAAGTTACAATTTCATTTATGGAAAACAATTCTTCTATTATTGATTTTTTAATTCGTCCATGGGTTACTATAGCATCGTATATGAGTCTTAAACATCCTGGTATTAAAACAGATTTACATGTTACCCAACTTCAAAAAAATGAAGATGGATTTAAAATAAGAAAGGTATACAATTTCATTAAAGCTGTTCCTGTATCTGTCGATGATGAAGATTATGATTATGCTGTTCCTAATTCGATTATAACTAGAGTTTCTAAATGGGTTTATAACTCATATAATTTAGAAGATAGAAAAGATTATAAAGAATGGGATGATAGCAATATAGATTTAACAGTTAAAAGTAGAATTCCAAAACCTACAACATTTAGTAAAGCAGAACAACAATTAGACGAACCTACATGGGCTACAATAGGTGCAAACGTTATAACTGATTTAAAAAATACTGCAGAAAATGCAGCCCATAGAGCAGCTGGGGAACTTACGGAAACATTTGGTGGAATGACTGGTAAAGTTGTCAATGCAGTTGCAGGTGGAAATCTTGTTGGTGATTTAATTGGTGGTAATCTTGGGTTAAGTAATCTCCAAATTCCACTTATATCAGATACTCCTTCTCCGATTGAAGTTTTAGCCAAAAGTGCATTAACTGATGTTGCTGCAACAGCCTTTGGTAATTTATTAGGTAATGGGGGTTCAGGTGGATATGATGTTCCAGTTCCTACAACATCTAAAGATATTTTTA